GGACATCGATGATTTAGATCCAGCGATATTAAACTCTAGAATGAACGTTAAAGTTCAGCAAAGATTAACACCGTCTACAACAGCTTCTTCATCATATGAATTAGCCTATCCTATGGCAATCGCAACTGCCGATGATGTTAACTTTAGAGTAGTATCTTCGCAATTTACTTTCAGTAATTCAACTTGTATTATCAGAAATAGATTGAATAGTACTACACTTCAAATAGAAAATGCGACTACAGGACAAATTCTCGTAGATAATATCGGAACTTTTACACCATCAACAGGTAAAGTTAACTTAGTTGGATTTTTACCTACTTCTGTACAAAATGCCGGAGTATTAAAAATAGCTGTTGTTCCAGCAAATGAAAGTACAATCAGACCTTTAAGAAATTATATAATAGATATAGATGCCGCATTGTTAACAATAACTCCATTAATAGATTTTCAAAATACTGAGTCGGTAGTAACAACATGACAAATACATTAACGGATTATAATCGTAGGGATATTAATATACGAACTGATAAAGTTGAAGAAGCTTTACCAGAGTATTTCTCTACAGACTTTCCGACTTTACAATCATTCTTAAATGAATATTATAACTTTATGGGTGGAGACGATAGTAGTGGAGCCACTCATAACTTTAATGAAGAAATTAGAAACCTTTATAGAAATAGAGATATTCAAGCTGCAAGTTTAAAAAATTTAGATCAATTGATATTTGAGATTGGGAATGAACTTACAGCTGCTGATATATTTACAGAACCTAGATTTGCTGCAACTCGCTTAGCTAAATTTTATAGAAAAAAAGGAAGTGTAGAATCAGTAAAAGAATTCTTTAGATTATTTTTTGGTGAAGAGATTATTGTATCATATCCTAAAGATGATTTATTTGTAGTAGGCCAATCTAAAATAGGACATGAATCTCAAAAGTTTATTAGAAATAATTTTTTATATCAATTATATTCAATATTGATAACTTCTGGATTAGCCACTCAAACGTGGCAAGAATTATATAAAAAATTTGTACATCCTGCGGGATGGTACTTTCAAGGACAAGTTTCAACAGACGGCGTTGGAAGTCTAAGTTTATCTGGTCCGCTATCAATAGCGGGTAATGTCGATCCAATTTTTGGAGATTCTGCAGAAGTATTTGAGTCTGCTCCATTTACATTATTAACAGCATTGAGAGATTCTGATCATAAGACATTGAGAGAAACATTAGATGATACTATCGATCGTTATCAAACATTAAGTATTCAAAATCTTGCTAGTATTGGTTATGAAAATATTGCTGAAATAATGGAACCAACTTCACCAACGTTTGATGAAGACAGTGATGCATCATTATTACCACTTGGCGGTAAAGACTTCTCTAATGCAATTGAAACGATGGATCAAAACATATTTAAGTATGATAGTGCATAAAAATTATATAAATAGAACAATAGTTAATAGGTATATGTATGGCTAAACAAGTAATAGGTACAGGATCGAGTGCAAACGATGGAAGTGGTGATACACTTCGACAAGCTGGTACTAAAATAAATGCGAATTTTACTGAAATTTATACAGCATTAGGAGCTGATGGATCTAATCTTTCAACTGAAGTAACCATCCAAGATTCGGCGGTTGTATTTGAAGGAGGTAATGCTGATGCACATGAAACTTTCCTTAGAGCCACAGAACCCACAGCAGACAGAATGGTATATCTTCCAAATGATGATGGTACATTACTTTTAGATTCAGCTGTACAAACTATCACAAATAAAACTTTAACATCTCCAAAAATTGGTACATCTCTAAATGATACTAATGGAAACGAACTAATTAAACTCACAGCTACAGGTTCTGCAGTCAATGAAATAACATTGGCTAATGGAGCTAGTACAAATGGACCTACTATATCAGCAACAGGTAGTGCAACGAATCTAAACATTAATTTAGATGCAAAAGGTACAGGATCTGTAGAATTAAATAAAGCAGCATTTACATCATCTCTTATAACTGCTAATGGTAATGCAAGTACAGGAGCAACTTACATAATAGGTAATAAAGGTACTGCACTTGCAGTTGGCTTAGCAGATGGTACAACAGTTGGAGAATATAAAATATTTACAAATAAAGGTGCAGGTGCTATGACAGTAACTCCATCTAATTTTGCTCAAGGTACTTCATTTGCCTTAGCTCAATTTGATGGTTGTACATGTATATGGGATGGCACGAATTGGTATCTTGTAGGTAACCAAGGCGAAATAACCTTAGCATAATAGGATAATAAAATGGCAGCAGGCGCAATAATAACAGATGTATTTAAAAAGAAAATTTTATTAGAATTGGATTCTGATATTCAAAGTAATGGAAATTTCTATATAGGTATAGGTAGAGCTTTTCAGTGGGATAGTTCAGAAAATGTTCCTACACCAAAAAACCATAGGTTTGATTTAAGGGAAGCAGCATATGCGTTACAATCTGTAAAAACCGCAGAAGATAGAACTTTCACTGTTCCACGTAATTCATGGTCATCTGGTACTGTATATGAAGCTTATGATGATAGAGTAGTAGGCTATCCTACTAATGCATATTATGTTATCAATTCTTCTAACAATGTTTATATCTGTTTAGAAGCTTCAAAGAATTCAGAAGGTGTTACTCAAATATCAACTGTTGAGCCAACAGATGTTGATACGACAAAAGCATTCAAAACTTCAGACGGTTATGTATGGAAATTTTTATATGGTATTACTGCTCTTAACGCAAATAAATTTTTATCAGCTAACTTTATTCCTGTGAATTTTCAAAAAACTTCTAGTGGAGATGCAACTCTACAACAACAAAAAAATATTCAAGACAATGCTGTTGCTGGTCAAATATCAAATATTGTAGTAGAAAATCAAGGAACTGGATTTACTTCAGCTCCAACTATTACTATACAAGGTAATGGATCTGGAGCAACAGCCACAGCAACAATATCAGGATCTGGAGCTCTAAGTAAAATTACATTAGATTCTAGTGCAGATAGTTGTAGAAAATTTGGAGCTAATTATGATAAGGCAAGTATCTTAATATCTGGAGGTGGAGGTTCAGGAGCTACAGCTCGAGCAGTGATGGCTCCAAGAAGCGGTCATGGCGCAGATGCAAGAGATGATTTAAGAGCCACTAAAATGATGTTCAACACAAAACCTGAAGGAGCAGAATCTTTAGCATTTAATATTGGACAAGATTTTAGACAAATTATGTTACTTAGAAATCCACATGCTGCAGACTCATCTTCGTTATTTACAGATGCTGTTGGTAGAGCAAATCGAAATATTAAAATGACTGGTTCCGTTGCTTTCCCAGTTGACACTATAATCGTTGGTGGAACATCTGGAGCTCGAGCATATGTGGATCAAAGAGACAGTTCAGTATTACATATACATCAAAGTGACTCAACTGGTTACCAAGCTTTTGCAGCTGGTGAAACTATAACAGGCGCAAGTTTAACCGCAACTATCGCTTCGGCAGGAAGTGCATTAGGTCCAGCGGCTAGTCGTGAAGGTGGCATGGGAACCAATAATCTATTCCCTGATAAATTCGATATATATTATTTAGAAAACAGAGCCCCAGTTATCAGAAGCGGTGCACAAACAGAAGACATAAAAGTAGTTATTTCAATTTAAGGTAAGATAATGGCAACATCATATAGCAGTACAATATTTAGTAGCACCTATAAAGACGATTTTAAGGATAGCAATAACTTTCATAGAATATTATTTAATAGTGGTAAAACTCTTCAAGCTCGTGAATTAACTCAATCTCAAACTATTATACAAAAAGAGATTGGAAGAATGGGTGATAACCTTTATAAAGAAGGTGCTATGGTTAGACCTGGTGGTGTCACTGTTAATAATCAACTAGAGTTTATTAAACTTGATACTTCAACTAATGCTATGGATTCTTCTGTAGCTCCAGGAATACTTAACACTGAATTTACAGGAGCTTCATCTGGAATTAAAGCCAAAGTTATAGATGTTCTTCAAGATAGTGGAACTGATAAGCCTGCTACATTGTATGTTAGTTATACAAGTACATCTGCAGGAACTGCAGGATCTTCTCCAATTCGAATGTCACCACAAGAAAACATGACAAATGGAGCTGGTACTACTCTTACAGTTCAAACGACTAATTCTAATTTAAA